TCAGTTGGCAGTCGCCGGCAGCAGCTTGCGGGCTGCATCAAGCGCGGCCTGAGCCACCTCAACAGCGGCCTGCGGCAGCGGATCACCCTTGGCGGCCGCATCATCCAGAGGGGCGATCAGGTCATGCGCCTTCTGGAAGGCTGGTTTGAGCTTGGCAACCACGGCAGGATCCGCAGCCACGTTGTGCTCATAGTCGGCCGCCATCTGGGCAGCGGCGGAGTAGGACAGGCTGAGACTGTAAACTGCCTGCTTACGCTGGATGAGCTGATCACCGCTGCATGCCACCAGACTACCGGACAGCCCGATCAGCAGGAGCAGACCAGCAGCGCCAGATCCGATTCCGCTGGCCTTTTTGGCCGGCGCGCTGGCGGCAGCCTGCTGCTGGACCAAGGCAGATGCGGCGGCCGCAAGCAGCGCCCCACCCGGCACGGTATCGGATGCCACCTTGATGGCGGCCGGACCAATATCCTTGTGGGTGGTGAGGGCATGCACAATGGCAGCCAGACCATCCCGATCTGCCGAGAGTTTTGCCAGGATTCCGCTAGTGTCGGACACAGCCAACAGCGGCAGGGATGCAGCCAGCAGGGCAATGGAGGTGCCTTCTGGCAGCGCGCCAAACCAGTCGGCAACGCCCGTGCCAAGGACAAGCCCCAGCGCAATGAGGGTGGTAGGCTGGCGGAGATAAGCGCCGATTTTTGCGAGTTTCATACGTCTTCCTTCACGCGGCTCAGTTCGGCCGCGTTGAGATCATCAGTGGGATTGGAGGGAGTGGGACTGGACGGCACGGAGGATCCGGCACCGGTTGCCCCGACATAGAGATGCCATTCGGCCAGTCTGCGTCTGGTCAGACCAGGCACACGGACCAGATGGCCGTTGCGGTGCATGTGATCCCACAGCAGCAACTGCTCTCCGGCCGCGATGGTCTGGCCGGAATTGAGCAGGCGCAGCAGCGTGGATCCGGTGATGGCTGACGTGCCCAGATTGTATTGCCAGTCCAGGAGCGCTGCCTCCTGATTGGGCGTGATCCGTATATGGATCAGCGCCCGCAATTTGGGCAGCAGGCCCGTCAGCGTGGAGATCAGCAGATCCTCTGCCTGCTGTTTGGTGATCGGCCGCGTGCGGGCCGTAACGGCGGACCCGTTGGCCAGGCAGCGGTTGCCGTAGCCGATGGTCCAGTAACCGGCCGGACAGACGTACGGACGCAGGGACAGGCCTTCGTATTCGCGCGCCAAAGCAGCCGCGAGAGCGATGGAAGCATTCATTTGGATTTCCGGGTATAAAAAAACCGCCTCAGCGGGCGGTCTGTTGATCTGGATCAATGCAGATACACAAAGACACCAACATCTTGGGTAACGGGTGTGGGAACCCATTACTGGAAGAGACGAGGAAGCAGGGCAGCGGCTATACCGCTGCCCTGCTTTTTTGCATTTTGCATGTGCGTGCTATGATTACGACGAGTGATCTTTCTCACTCGATTCTGTCTACCGTGCCTTGAACGGCAGGAAGGTCCTCCTTCCTGCCGTTCATGCTTACGGCGCGCTACCCCAACCGAGCAGATGCATGATGCCCTGCACGAGCCCCCAGCCGACACCAATACCGCCGGTGATCAGGAACTGCCTCCAGCCGCGCATGGTCTTCAACTCCGCCTGAATGGTGGCGATGCCGCTCTTGATGCTGGCAACGTCTGATTTCGTTTCCGTCTGATTGGCCTTGGCCAGAGCCATATCGCTCTCAAGGATCCGCACACGACCGTCCATCATGGCAAACTCACCCCGGCCGATAAGATCACCGGGCGGATAATTGGTATCAGGCATCTGGGCCCTTTCGGCAGACATAAAAAAAACCGCCTCACCGGGCGGCAGAAACAACAGCAGGACGCTGCATCAGCTCATGATGGTTGCAGGCCTGTCCGGCAGTTTTGTGCTGGTGGTGTCCGTGCCACCGGCAATGGAGCGGATGGCTTTGACATAGGCCTGCATATCGGCCGTGAAGGTTTCGCCCATAGCTGAGGCCATGGAGGCCTGCATGGCGATCCAGCCGGAGATCTCCGAAGCGGCCTGTTTAGCCAGCGGAATCACAACGGCAGGTGCTGTATACTCCACCAGGGTGCCGGTGGCATGATCCCACACGTAATCCTGCAAGCCGGTGCTGGCGGAATCCTGTCGTGCCTGCCACTGCTCTTTTGTAAGCGCATGCAGTTCCGAACTATCCGGCAGCGCGCTGATGTCGCTGTAACCCCACGCATCATAAAAGCAGGCAGGTGTTCCGCCGTCGCAGTAATACCGATCAGGATGCACCAGCGTTCTGGACGCCGCATCAATGGAGATGTTGAACGCGCCACGCGCCGGAAAAGCACGCAACAGAGCCACCTGCGCCGCCGTCAAAGCGACGAGTTCACCTGCTGCCGGGATAGAGGCCAGATCGGTTATGGCCCGGCCCATGCTGTCCCGCAGACCCCACACGTCATAAACGGGCAGCACAAGCGTATGATCCTCACTGATCCTGCCATAATATTGGGCAGGGTAAGCCACTTTCAGAAGGTCTGAAACCGCCAGTGTTGTGTCAACCATTACTCTTCAATCCTCAGAAATAGCCAAAAACAAGGAATGTGTATTGCGTGTTTCCACCCGTATCCCATTCCGACATCTGAAACTGGCCGCCTGTTGCCCCATTTGTTTCAACACGCAACGGCCGGACACCCTCGCTCCCCGAGCTGAACTGCAAGGCGAGGACGCCCACCAGTGTTTTGAAGGCCTGCGGGATTGTCACCCAGACGCCGTTTCCAACCACTTTGGTAAAAACCTGAGCACGCAAATTCTTGTCCACAAACGGCAGGCTGTTCTGAAAGGTGCCGTTTGTCACGTAATCCGTCGGGATCTGGCTCACGAAAGCCACGTCACCCTTGGAGGACTGGCCGATGCCCCCATCCGGGTTAAACCACCAATACTGCTGGGCTACCCCATTCCACTCCTGGACAAGGACACCGGACGCGGTGGAACCATCCCCTACCTTGTCCTGCGCAAAAAACTGAAACCCTGCCCGCGAATTGGTATAGGTCCGAAAAGCGGGGGAATAATTGTAAACACCGTTTGTCAGATTGGGGTCGTTAAAGGTTGAGAGTGCCCCCCGCATGGTGTCGCCCGCGCGGTTTACCTTGGCGGCATCCAGCCCTGCTACAGCATTCACGCGGGCCGTCACCTCAGTATTAACCGCCGCGTTGGTGGCGTAATCGCCTGCTGCCTGCAAGTTGGTAAAACCGCTGCCCGTATGCAGCCAGGGCACGCCGGTTTGTTTGTTGATGCCAGCACCATCAACACGGATGTTGGTGCTGTCATTTACGGATTTGATGTACCGCCCTTCTGCATCGGCTGCGCCCAGCGCCTGCCGCTGTGTCCAGTCCGTGATGGATTTGACGATCAGGTGGCCGTCTGCCTCTAAAATCGGCACATATTCAGCCGGGATTTCGTTATAGACTTCCACCGATCCGGAGAAATTCAGTGCCGATGCGCTGCCGCTTGTGGTGCCGATGATGGTGGTGCGCGAGAGCGTGCTGGGCGTGCCGATGGTCAGCGTGCCCACACCCCATTCAGCGCTAGAGCCGTCATCAGCAAAATAGAAAACGGTGCCCCCATTCGGGAACGCGGCGGAGAAGCTGCGGCGCGCGGTCTCTGGCCCGTTGAGGGTAAAGCTGCCCGTACCGGGCGCTGTGGCTGTCTCCAGCACATAGTTGCCAAGCTGTGGTGCCATTACAGGCGCTCCGTAAGGGTTAAGGTCAGGGCATGCCGGTCAGCAGCGCCAAAGGGATTGGACAGATCACCGCCGCTCAGCCCGCCAAACAGCGCCTTTGCGGCAAGGTCTGCCGGACTGGCGGATGGATCCGGCAGCAACAGGATGTTCTGCCCGGTGGCGGCCGTGCGCAGGATCTGGTCCAGGACAATGGCGTCCGCATCGCCATAGGATTGATGGGCGATGCTCAGCTTGCGCTGATACCAGCGGGCCGAGACAAACTCAGTGCCACCCAGGGTTGTGACACTATCCTGCCCCAGCGTGCGGTCTGCCGTGCTGTCCGTGCTGTAATTGCGCACCGGCTGCCAGATGGGGCCAGCATAGGCCAACGGGATCGACAGAAACCCATCCGGATTGGCGGTATCCGTAATCTGGATGGTAGCCGTATCGCCCGTAACAGCCGTTGGCGCCACCAGCAGGATCTGCCCATTCGCTACCGCCTGCGCCGTGCCCTGCCAGACCGTGTTGCTATCTGACAGGACGGTGACGGTGATCTGGGCCGTTGCTGTCAGGTTGGTCCGGAACAGGCCAAAGGCGCGCCAGGGGCCGGCAGGCGGGTGGCTGATGGTGAGCGTTGCCGCCGTGCCTGGCACCCGCCAGCCAAGGCTGGCCGCCCCCTGCTGGTTGCGCAGGTTTTCGACAGGCAACGCCGAGACCTGCGCAGAGGCCGTGAGCGCCGCGTCCAGCACGCGGTTCTCCCAGCCCAATCCACAATTTTCCATTTTTATCCGTCTTTAAACGAGGATCTGAAAGGTGACGGTCTGATCCGTGGCCTGCATGTGCTCACTCACCACGCGGGCGAGCTGCCTGTCTTCCAGCCCCGGCGCCGGCGCGGAGATGCCGATGACATCCCCCAGATCAATCCCCCAGGCGAGATCCTGCGGGATGGTGACAGCCCAGAGCCGCCGCTGCGTGCCCCACAATGCGCCATGCAGTTTGGCAATGGTGGTGGCATCCGTCTGGCGGGCCAAGGCCGTGGTGACCAGTGCCGGATCATTGGGCACCCGCCAGCGGCTCTTGATATCCGGAGACCACCAGATGGCGGCCCGATCCGCCACCGCGATGATGGCCTGCCGTGCGGCCGGAGCCTGCGGGTGCAGATTGGATCCAGTGGTCTGCACCGTGAAATTATGCTGCCAGCCAATGCGCCAGCGCCATGTTGGCGGATCCAGCGAACTGTCCAGCGTGGCGGCTGCAATCTCCGTGATCACATCCGCATTCAGCTCGGCGGCCGGTGTCTCGGCCGGGTCCGGCGCTGTCAGCAGGATGGGCAGCAGCGTGCCGGTGCGGGTGGGCACCAGGGTGATGCACAGCCCGCTGAGCAACGTACTGACCGCCTGCTTGCCGGTGATGGTCTCCGAACCATCCCAATACCAGCCACCCGGCCAGGGCGCGATCGAGGAGGTGGCAGGCCATGCGGCATCAAGATAGGCCGCAGGCATGACCAGATCCTCCAGCAGCATCTGCCGCAGGATATCCAGCACGTTGGCGGGTGCAGCCCCGGAGCGGAATTTCCCCACGGCGTCCACCGTGATGCCATAGACCGGCTTGGTGCCCAGCCTTAGCCAGGTGCCAGCGGAGCCGGTCTGCACGGTGTAAGTGCCGGGGCTGGGGCTGGCGGCATAGATATCCGCCACCGTGCCAGCCGAGGCGATGCCACCCGGATACCCGCCCTCATACAGCGCCGTGACCGAGGCCGGGCCGTCCGAGATCTGATAGACATAATTGACGCTATCAATCAGCACCGGCGTGATGTTGCACACACTGCCCCGGATCCGGGGCATGCCCTTGCCCGCCACGTTGCTGTCTCCATCCAGCTTGCCTGCCCCGCCATAGACGGAGACAGGCATGCTGCCCTCAAGCCAGTAGGTGGCGTCCAGCAGATCAATGGCCACGGATGTGCGGTCCGGCCGCCAGCTCCTGCCCAGACCGGCAAACACAGGCCGCAGGCTGGTGCTGGCAGGATCTTTCCACACCCGCCGCACCCCATCCCAGATCTTGCTGCCGGTGTGGATCCGCACCGGCAGATGATCATTGACGCGGGTGGTCAGCAGGCTGTCCAGCACGCCATCAGGATTGGCCAGCGTGATGGACCCGGCCGAGAGCGCACCGCCCATGGCGTCCGCCGTGAGGGTCAGCCCCCGGTCCAGCGCAAATGCATCCGTCACATAGGGCGGATACGGCGTGCCGGACTCATCCACATAACCCACATCAGAGTAGCGGATGGTGTCCGTAGCCTCTGGATTGTGGGCACGGCGACGCAGGGTGCCGTGCGCCCGTGTGCCGTGGCCATAGGTGGCCGCAAGCGTGCCAGCGGCAGGCTGGACAATGTCCAGTTCTACCGTGCGGATCACTGCCATTTTATGCTGCCTTTTGTTGCTTTGCGCCTACGGCCTGCATCAGGATCAACCGTTGCAGGGTCGCGTTCATGGTCTGGATGGACTTGTTGACCTGGAGCGTTGCGTCCACCTGCTGCGCTGCCAGTTGCTTGGCCAGGTTGGCGGTGAAGGTGTCAGCCCCCAGATTGCCGATGGCCTGCAATTTGGTCAGCATGTCCTGATAGGCCTTGGCGTAATCCGTGCCAGAGCCCAGCCATTGCTGATCAAGAGACAGAGCCGTCTGCGATTCAGACTGGAGGCGCGTCAGCGCATCGTAATCCCCACCCATGGCTGCCTGATAATCCGTGTCAAAATTATCATTGGCCAGTTTGTACTGATCCTGCACGGACAGGGGCGAAGCATCGGACGTGCCCAGACCCTGCACATAATCAGCAAGGTTTGAAAACGCAGACTCCACCGAAGATTGTGCCTGGGAGAGATATTGCTGTTGCGCCTCCGCCGCCTTGTCCTGGTAGGATTGCTGGATCTGCAACCGTTCAGCCGCCTGGGTTTTTTCCAGATCTGCCAGTTGGTCCTGATAGGTCTGGTTGGCGGCAAAACTATCCCCCAGAAAGCCACGCCAGTTGTCCTGCAACTGCTTGATCTCCTGCGCGGCACTCACCTGCTGATTGAGCAGGTCAGCACCCTCCTGATCCCCTGTTGCGGCCATGTAACGGGCCTGCACGGACTGGTCAGACTGGGCCAGCGTTGTGCGCTCGTTATCCAGCATCATGGCCGCAATGGCGTTGCCTTTATCCAGCAGTGCCTGAGCATCCAGCCCGTACGAGGCGGCCGTGTTGGCGGCATCCTGATACTTGGCCTTGAGATCATCCACCTGCTGGATCAGGCTCTCGGAACCTGCCGCCGTGACATTGAGGAGCCCTGGCATGGTGGTGCCCACAAACTCCTTGATGGCGTCAAACTTGGTTTGCAGGTCATCCGTGCTGAGGGTCTGACCATCCAGCGTGCTCAGCGCCGTGGCCATGTCTCCGGTGTACCCGTTGAAATGATCCACGGTGACATGAGAGGAATCATCAAACTTGCTGACCGCCACGCCCATGGCATCCAGCGTGTCTGACAGTTCCTTGAGGGACTGGATATCCTGCGTATATTCCGAAACGCTGGAAAACGAGGATGGCATGAGCTGCTGAAGCGCCTGGTTGAACGTGGCGTCAGAACTGCTCAGCTTGATGTCTGGCAGGATATCTTCAAGTGTCTGGTTCGATTTTTTCCCCCTGTAACGCTTAGCATAGACCTGTCCGGCCAGACCATCATCCACAGATGCGCCGGTCAGCGACAACGTCTGGTTGATGGTATCCAGATCATCCTGCAAACCGGACGTGATGCTGTCCGTGTTGCGATGATTATGGACGTTGGTGATCGAGAGCAGTCCATCCAGACCGGAGACGTCATCAATGGTGTAATGGTGTTTTCCACCAAAGAGCGAACCGAGAAGGCCACCACCAGCCCCACCGATCAGACCGCCCAGCACGGTACCGATCACTGGCACAAAGGAGCCCACAATGGCCCCGACACCGGAGCCAATGAGAGAGCCAATGCCCCCATCTGTGCCATGACCGATCTGACTGGTCAGCGAGCCGATGGAGAGACCGGCGCCGAGGCCGCCGAGAAGACTCCCTATCGTTCCATTGCCACTTCCGCTGCTGCTCCCGAAAATCTGGGTGCCCATCAGCTTTTGTGTGAACGTCTGTTTCTGGCCGATGCTCAGACCAGAAACGGTTGGAGACCAGTCACTCTGATATTGGGAGGCCTGGTTGCGGACATTCTGCTGTTGCTGGACGGACAGACCGGAAAGATAGCCGCCTGCACCTGAATTTGCTCCGGAGAACAGGTTGGATAGATCTGACAGTGTTGTCCGTGTGCCGCCATCAATGCTGTTAAGAAGCGGATTGATCAGGGCAAATTTTGCCACGAGAGAAACGGCCTGCGTTTCGAGACCTTGGAGCATGCTTTTGAAGGACATGCCCGATGAAGTGCCCTGCAAAAAGCCCTGTGTGACGCCATCGAAAAGCTGATCTGACATATTTTCCAGCCCCCCAGTGACGTCCTGCAGGACTTCTTGCTGGTGCTGGTAAGCAGCCGTTGCGTCAGAGAGCGCATCAACACTTTGCAAGTATTTCTGCACGGACTCATCCTGCAACGAATTGCCTTTTTGCAGTTGCTCCTGCTCCGCCTGCATGCGGTTGATCAGCTTGGTGCGGGCATCCGCATTCATGCCGATCGTGTCGGTCTCTGTCTCCAGCAGTTCGACCTGATTGTCATTGGCGTAAGTCTGTTGCGCCAACTGGACCTTTTGCTCAGTAGAATACTGCGCATCGAGTGCCTTTGTCCGCTGCGCAACGGCGGCCGCAAAGGCCGGACTGCCCTGCTTGTAGTGATCCAGCGCATCCGTATAGGCTTGCACGTAATTGGTTGCATGTTCCGCAGCAGCACCACCTTTGGACCAGGCATCCGCAATCTGCCCCTGAAGGGACGTATTGCGCTGCATCACGGCTGTGCCGGTTGTGTATTCCGCCGCCAGAGTGCGTGCAGCAGCAGCCTGCACAAGGGCTTTCTCGCTCGCGGAGGCCAGGCCTCCGGAAAGTTCACGTGCAGCATCATCCGCCTGCTGGGACGCCTCCACCATGGCTTTGTCATACCCTGTCAGCGCCGCCGCAGACTGGGCAGCCCGATCCTGCTGCTCAATCAGATCTGCAAACGGCCCACGCAGGCCGGCCAAGGCAACATTGGCCGCGGTGAGCTGGCCATTGAGGTTACGCATGTCGGTGGCATATTCTTCATCACCGATCTTTCCAGCCGCATGCAGTTCATTCAGGTCAGATACAGCAGTTTTCAGACCTTGAATTTTGCGTCTCTGGTCATCCAACTGGCCGCTGAGGCTACTGTCAGAACCGATTTCTGCATCCACAGTCTTTTGCAAATCTGCCCAATGAGCAGCAAGGCTGGTGACTGCCGCATCCTGTGCTTTTAAGGATTGAGTAGACGGCACATTACCAGAAGTGTCATTTGTTCCGCGGACACCCCCCGTAGCGTTGGTATTGGTGGGCAAGGAGAACTGCGGGTCAGCCGTATTTCCCTGTGCCATGAGGTGCGACAGATTGGTGGCCCCCAGCAGGTTCAGGCCACCCTCTACTCCCCCTTCCAGCTTTCCACCGACCCACGTCATGCCGGAGGCTACGGAATCCCAGATGGATTTGGTGGCTGTTTCAACCTTGGGCGCAATCTGTTCGATGAGCTCAATCAGCCCTGTGAGCCCTTTGATCCCGGCCGTGGCCATACCGACAATGCCATCCCCCATATGCTGAAAGGAAGAGACCACGGCATCTCCCACACCGCCGGTTTCGTCTTTCAGGTTTTTCAGAGACGCCTGGAACGGTGTGAGCGCCTGCTCTTCCGCGTTATTGGTGGTCTGTTCCAGCACTTTGATAACGCTGTTCAGTGCGCCAGTGCGATTTCCTGCCTCCTGCATATGCTGGACCATGAGCACCAGACCGGCGTTGAAACCCGGCATACCCTGCTGGGCAAACTCTTCCGCAGCCTTGGTAGGATCCTGCAAGGCGGCTGCCATGGTCTTGGCGGCCTCCGGTACGGTTTCGCCCATGACGGCCGCCAGATTGCGGGCGTCCGTCATGTACCGCTCAATCTGGCTGCTATCCACGGTTGGGACGGACACAATGGTCTGCACGGCCGTGCGACTGTCTGACAGGGAGAGATCACTGTCAGATTCATGCAGCGTGCGGGCCGCTTTTTCCGCAGTATCCGCCATATCAGCGTAATCCGTGCGGGTGGCCCGCAGATGGGTGCTGAGTTGCGTGAGTTGGGACTGCTCGCTCTCGGCATAGGAGCCGAGTTTGTAGATGGCCGCACCTGCTGCGCCGGCTGCCAGAGCGATACCGGCCGGACCGACAAGCAGACCGCGCACGAGCTGGAGGCTGTTGCCAAGGCCGCCCATGATCTGGACGGCATTGGGCACCTGATAGAACGCAGCCTGGAGCGGGTTGCCCCCCGCCAGGATCTGATCAAAGAATTTGTGCGCCTCATCCATCAGGATGCCAATCTGGTATCCCTCCAGCTTTGTGGCATTGGTGCTTTTGGACTGCACAAGCGTCTGCTCTTCCAGCGCCGTTGTCAGTTCATCGGCTGCGGCACGGGCCTGCTTTTCCAGGTCAATCTGCTGCTGGAGCGCATCCACACGCGCCTGCTGGGCCGCTACGCCATAGTTGGCATCATCATCGGATAGACCATTGGCCGTGGCAGCGCGGGCCTGAACCTGCATCTGCTGCAAGCGATCCTGCGCCGTTTCCAGCCGCAGGGTCAGCTTGGCGACTTCATCCCCCGCAGAGGCGGCCATACGCAGGAAACTTTTGACGGACGTATCCATCCCGGCAGACAGGCCAGTGACAGCAGCGTTCTGGGCGTCAATCACCCGAGACGTACTATCTCCCAGGGAGACCATGGCGCTGCGGCCTTCTGTCAGCTCACCATTCCATGCTGCCTGGGCATCTGCCGCTGCATGGGCCTGCCGCTGCGCCCGGTCCATCTGGATGGTAACGCGCGAGATCTCGGCATTGATGTTTTCCAGCTCGGTGGCCGTGCCCTCTGTGCCCAGACCGGACGCACCTGCGTTGCGGGTGGCATCCAGAAGCTGACTGCGTTTTTCCGTGAGCAGATCCAGCTCTTTGCCGAGCTGATTGACACGGGAGGCGGCAGTGGTGCTCAGGCCGTTGAAGGCATCCGATGCCGCACCAACGCCTTCAGCCAGCGCCCGTGTGGCCTTGCCCCCCGATGCGCCCATTTCGGCCATGGAGCCACAAACGGCCTCTGCCTTGCCCTGCAAGGCATCCATATTGCGGGCCGCACTCTCGGTACCATCGGCAGTCTGATCGGTAACATGGATGATGTTATCAATCTCATTGATCTGCTTGATGGTTGCCATTTTACTGTCCTGGCTCGGTAAGAATTAAGGTGGGATAGAGCATCTGCTGGCCAGCCTGCCGATCTGCGCGGTTGCTGGCGTAGGCCGCGTGCTTGCGGCTCCATGTTTTCGCTTTTTTGTTCCAGGACATGCCGGATGCGATGCCAGCCTGCCTGAGGACGTAAGGGATGGGCTCACCACGGGCATCACGGCCGCCCTGGAGCGGCTTGTAAGCCTTGTCCGCCCTGATGCTGCCAAAGCGGCGTTGCGTGGCCTGACGGACCGCCTCCACGATGCCTGGTGGCACACTGACACGCATGCCGCCGACTTCAATCTTGCGGGCATAGGGCATGGTGTTGACGATCCAGACCGTGCTGCCCTTGGGTATTTTTGCGGGAGCCTGCTGCCAGGCTATGCCATCCACCAGGATGACCCAGCTATCCCGATACGCACCGCTGCGAACGGGCGAGCGCTTGCGGCACTGATCCAGCGCCCAGTTGGCGGCCTGTGCCAGGGCGCTGAAAACGTAGACGACAAGACCGCCTTGCAACATGGCGGTTTCTTCTGCGGCATCGCGCTTGCCGTCCACGTAGGTGGTGTAAACCGGAGAGGCGCTGCCCTGCGCGATAAGATCATCCCGGTTCTGGCGGCATTGATCGGCCACCATCTCATGCAGCGCCGTGCTGGAAAGCGCCTTGGCGGTGTTGAGGTGGATCTGCTCACGCAGGACATTCGACCATCTCATTTGCCAAGGCTCCTTTTCAGTTTTTCTGACCAGTGCGCGATAAACACCGCATCCATGGCGATGAGGCAGCGATCCAGCAGCGCCATTTCCGCCTTGCTCAGATCATGATGACCTGCCCACGCCAGCACGGCGCGCCAGGGGATGGCCGTTGGCCTTCCCTTGATGATCATGCCGCCCATGGGGACGGAAAATCCCTCAGCAGGCCACTGACGTTCCGAGGAGAGCCGGTGCCAGGCGCGCCAGATCCAATGCCATTCCGGCAGGGGATCAACGCGGGCTTCATCACCTTCCAGCTCCGGCCAGATGTCCTCATATTCCGGGTCACCCCAGACCAGCCACCATCTGAGGGCGCGGGTTAGTTTCCCTCAGCCTTCTCCACCTGCTCGGCTGCACCCGTGTTGACCAGGGCAGCCGCGTCCCAGCAGGCATCCGCCAGATTGCGGTAATCCGGATTTGCCAGGAGGTTTTTGAACTCTTCCAGCGTGACTGGAACGGTTTCCGCATCATCACTGTAAAGGCCATCAACATTCACGATCAGAAATTCTGACAGCAGGCCGCTGTTGATCTGGCGACGCACAGCAAAGGGGATACGGCTGACATCATTGCGGAATTTCTGGGCGGCCTGCGCCAGACGGCGTGCCTGGGCATCGCGGAAGGCATCGGTGAAGCCGCGCACGGTGATCTTGAGGCCCGGATACTGCTCAACAGGGACAGTCACACCATCGGCAATGGCGGCGGAATCAATCTTGATGTCGGAAAGACGAGCCATGAGGGCTTACTCCACTAAAAAAAGGCCGCTCAGTGGCGGCCTGTGAGGATGGAAAGAAGAAAATTCAGAAAGAACGCAGACCGTCAGGACGTTGGCGTGATGCGCGTAATGGCGAACGTGCCGCCGCCCGGCAGCGGGTTGCCCGTGACGGAAATGGTGGTGACAATGGTAGCATTCTTGCCGCTGATCGGGTTTTTCGGGTTGAATATCCGGCCATTGAGGAGAGTGAACTGATAGCCGTAGCCATCGCTGCCCTTGATACTCACGGAGACCTGCCCTTTCTGACCGGCCTGCCATGCCAGAAATTCGGTATAATCCTTAAAGAAATACTCGATATCCATAGAGGCCTTGAGCGCGCCAAACTGGATGCCGCAGGCCCCGACATGCCCCATGCCAGTATCCTGCCCGGAGCCATCACGCGCCAGGGTAATGGTGGCGGACTGGATGCACCCGGCTGGAGACTGGCCAAAAATGGAACAGCCCAGAAAACCGCCAACCACATCCATCAGCGGACTGGTGGTTGCCGCATTGACGGCGCTGGAGACATCCACGGTGGTGACGGTCATGTCTGAGCCGATAAAATCAATCTGGACGGTAGGAACCTGACCTTTTTGCAACTGGATCTGGACCTGATTGACCATGTTCCCGGTAAAGACCTGCCATTCTCCGGCAAGCTTTTTCCGGATAGTATAGGTTTTGCCAAGACCACTGTTAGTCACCCCGTTGTAGATGATCGACATGCTGGCCGAGGGGCTGATTGATCCAATGGCAGACAATGCCCCCGCTTGGAAAATGAGGGTGGAACCGGCATTTTTACCGATAACCACTGCATACAGATCGATATTGTTGGCCGGGTCCAGTATGCGGACATAAGCCCCAACTGGCACGCTGCCAAAAACTGACAGCGACGTGCCAGCATTACTTGCCCAAATGGTGGGCAAATTTCCATTGCCCGGATCCACCTGCTGCACGGTAAATTTCCCAGGGCTGGGCGTGATAGCCGCCAGAGAGGTAAAATCCGCCCCCAGCACACCCGCAAGGAAATCATCATAGGTGCCGTAGGAGAGCACGCCGTTGACGCTGCCGCCGGTAGAGCGGCCAGTCAGAACTGTTTCGGCCACCTCTGGCAGATTGTTGATTTCGTCAGGCGTGGACGTACTGTCCTGCGCAGCGAGACTTTCTCCCGTTAACCGCAGACGCTGATACGTACCGGCCGGTGCGATGTTGTAGGTGACTTCCTGCGCGTAATCGACAGGGCTGGTGTTGGTCTGCTCACCGGCCGCATAGCCGGTTGTGGCACCCGTAGCCATTGCGTTGCTCCAATAAAAAAGGGCCGCACTGGGCGACCCTTGAGAAAAACAGAGATGTGAGGTGGCGGATTACGCAGCCGGGGCGGCTGTGCCACCAGATACGACGGAGCCACCATCAGACGGCGCGGACCCGCTGCTGGTTGTGCCGGAGCTGACCGTGCTGGATCCTGTGCTGCCCGTGTCAGGCTGGGTGGCCGCAGGCGCTGGCTTGGCATCCGTAGGGATCAGGCCCAGCCGGTAGCCAAAAAACTTTTGGAGCGACAGACACATGCCCGCAGCATCAGCCCCAATGGAGGCAAATACCTGCCCATTAGCCGAAAACTGGCCTGCCGCGCCGTCCGGCTGGGCCAGCACGTTATATTGCTTGCCGTTTTCCGCATCCGTGGGTGTGGTGGCAGACGGTGTGCCGGAGATCATCTGGTACGGCCATACACCGGTGCGGCAACCTGCCGGAGCAGATTTTTCCGCCTGGGTGACGGCATCAGACGTGCTTTCAGCCTCAAGCTCGGTGCTGCCCAGAGCATACAGGCCGGTATTGGCTCCGGTTTCATAGAGAGCAAAATACTTCATGTGAGGATATCCTGAAATTCATAATCTATGCCGAGAGAAAACCGGACACGGTTTCCGTCCTGGTCAAGATCGGGTGGGTCAAAACTATGGCCGTGATAGTAGAGACCAACTGGCAACCATGCGGGCCGGATGGTTTCGGCCTCTTTCATCACGGCGCGGAACGCATCTGACATGGCCTTGCGGCTGGTCAGGGCCGTAAGTGTGCCCGTGCCGCGCGGCACCATGAGGTGCAGCCAGACCGTGCCATCCTCCAGGTTGACGGGCTCACCGGCTCCGGCACGGTCTGACGTGCTGGATGCTGTTTCCATCAGCCAGTAGGGGCCTTCTGGCACGGATTGTTTCTGGGCTGCTGGATCCAGAAGCTCCCGGCCGTCTGCCTGCGCGGCTGCCAGGGCGATGGCCCAGGCACTGGACCATACTGCTGGTGAGGTCATGATATTTCTCCGCCCGCCGCTATGAGCGTCCAGCCGCAGAGGGTTGGACCGTCATAAACCGGCGTGGCATCCGTCAGGGTGTAGAGCTTGGGGCCATCCCTGAGCCGATCCATGGCCGCAGGTGAGCCGTAGCCGGAGGAGGCAAGCTCATCGTTGGTGATCTGGCAGATAAAGGAGGCCTTGACCGTGGCATCCATGATGTCAGCCGATTGGGCTGGGGGTGCGTATCCCTGCACAGTGACTGAGGTGTTGCCATCAACCCGCCTGAGCACCATCTGGCGGCCCTTGGCGCTGATCTGGCGGCGACGGCGTTCTGTGCGGTAGCTCACCGGATACCGCCAGACCGATAGCCCGCCAGCAGGTTAGCGGCATCCTGCGGCAGGCCCCCCGTGCCAGAGGCTGCTGCCACCCATGACGTGGACCCGACACCCTGCTCTGATTCTGATTTCAGGTTTGGGTCTCGGTCTCCACCATGCCAACTGGCGGCAGCCGTGATACGGATGGCCTGCTGGATCTCCAGCGGGATGGTGCCCCCGGTGCCATCCGCTCCTGGCGGGCTGTAGCCTGCCGTGTAGGTGATGACATAGCGGGCTGGATGCCAAAGAGCGGGGCCACCATCCGGCGGATAGAGCATGCCGCAGGAGGTATCCATGGCCCCAAACACATTGGTCAGATCATCACCGCCCATGGCTGTGCCGTTGATGGACACAACCTTGAGCGCCGTGACGGGATACCGGCCCAGCACCAGGCTGATGCGGGGCTGATCCTGCCGCAGATCTATGATGTCCCGCCAGTCAGACGACAGGATAGGGCGGCCGATATAGGCCAACACAGCGCTTGAGGCCTCCAGCAGCCTGCGGTTTAGATCCGCATCCTGTGTATCGTCCGTGATCTTGAGGTCTGATTTGAGGTCAGACAGGGAGGCAAGCGCCACCAGTTGAGCTGGTGCGCCTACCCGTATGGTATGAGACATGGCTTGCCCCCGGTTTGAGATTAGCCGCCCGTGCCGCCAGTTGTGGCGGCTTCTCCGCTCGTTGTGGTGGTTTCAATCCCTGTGAAATCGCCATTGATCAGGGCTTCGGGGCGGTAAACTGCAAGCGCCAGGCGCTCTTCCGCCAGGATGGTGACCATGTTTTTCACGAAGTTGTCCCGGTCTTCTGTGGAGATGGAAACCGTTGCGTTTTCGCGGTCAAAGATCTGGGCGGCAAGACTGAATGCCCCGGTCATGAATTTGCCCTGCGCCATGGCAAGACTTTCCGCGACCGGAAGCCCCCAAAGGACCGGACCTGTCAGACCCAGCGGATTGGCAAAGACATAACGGAGCTGGGCATCCTTGGTCAGCTCAATGCTGGCCCAGTCAGTCGGGTTCAGGATGTGACCTGTTGCCGGATATTCCGCCAGAGTGGTCTGCAACATGGCAAGACGCAGACGGTCAATCATGGTCTCATCCTTGATGGTGACACCGGCAGGCTGGGCATATTTGATGGACTGCGCCATCAGGCCCTTGATTGTGACTCCTGTGCCGTCACCGTTCAGCAGCGCATCATCTTCCTTGAGGCCCAGGCCAATGCGCAGCCGCCCATCAATGTAACTCTGGAGCATTGGCGCGTCTGCCAGGATCTGCTTGGACGCCATGATGAAATGCGCGACGGTGCGGACCGGCAGACTTTCCAGACTGAACGTAATGTCAGACTGCGGCTTGGGATCCTTGGGGTCTTCAGCAACAAAATCGGCATTATTGGTAAAGCCGGTTTCTCTGACGTAATCAATCGAACCGGATCCGGTAGCGCCGGGCATGAGCAGATTGCGAATAACCAGCTTGCGGGTGGGCTGCTGGATGATCTGCGGCTGTCGATCCGCCACAACCAGACCCGTGGTGCCGGATGTGCCGGTGGAACTGGCGGAGGTGATATTCTTGACTTCAATCTGCACGGTACCTTTCCAGCTACTACCGCGCTCCATGGCAGCCTTGACCTCATCGGACGCAACAAAGCGCTGACCAATAGACTGGGCGACCTGATCATTCTGGCCACCACCCCGTGCGCCCTTCTGTTCCATCTCCGTGACGCGAGCGGACAGTGCATTCATTTCCGTCAAGGCTTTGTCAGCAGCCGCTTTGGTTTCTTTGGTGACCTCACCAATATTCTTAATTTCTGTTCTGGAAGTCTCTGCAAATTTCTTGACCTCATCTGTTGCACTCTTGAGGTCTGCAACGGCGGCTTTGTATTCGGCTTCGGTAGACATGGCTTTTCCCATAAAAAAAGCCGCCTCATGGGGCGGCTGGTGGGTGGAAAATGTGAAATGGTCAGGACAGAGAGAAACTGCCCAGACCAGGGGGCAGCAAACCGGATGGCTCCGGCCTGATGCCAATGGCTGCGCGCAGGCCCGACACCACGGACTTCAATTCCTCCGGCATCAGGGCGGCAGATTTCTTGCCGCTCATTATGTCCCGCATGCTGGCAATCTGGCTTGTCTGCGCCGTGACGATAGAGCGCGCCAGGGCAACGGCTGGAGCACTCTTGCCGTGCGCAATTTCGGCCTGCGCCATGGCAATGGCGCCCTCATGGTGCGGGATCATCATGGCCAGAAAATCATGATCAGGATCTCCGGTCAGGGAGGCATCAGACATGCCCCGCATCATGTCTGACATGGCCTGATCCAGTGCCTTGTCAAAATCAGACTTACTAGCAGGATTGCCCATGGCGGCTTTCAGGCCCTCTGGCATACGAGAGCCAGTCAGCGCCTCATATGCATCCTGCAAATGGGTCAGCAACTGCTGGCGTTCATCCGCCGTTGGGGCATCATTACCCTTGAGCGATGCCTGATAGATCTTGAGGGCGCTTGCCACCGCCTGGATGGCGGCTGTGGCCTGGATGGTTGCCTTGTATTCGCCCCCAGACCGGCGCTTGAGCTCTGTGACACGCGCCAGGGCGTTGCTGGGATCATCCACAAGGCTGACCTCAAACAGATTGGCCTGTTTGATCTGGCGCTTGGGGCCATTGGGATCTGTCAGCTTGACGGAGCCACCCTGCGGCACGCTGTAACCGATGGACAGGCCACCCAGCGCACCATCCTTCACACGCTCATAGAGCAGGCGTCCGGCATCTGTATTGGTGCCGCTGATCTTGCCTTTGACGTGCAGGCCCTTACTGTCTTCCGCCATCTCGCTCCAGATGCCAGCAGGGACGCCATCCCCACCAAACACGCCGTGCATGACGTGCATGGGCAACGTTCGGCCCTGAGCCTTGCGCTCGGCAATGGAGTGGGCGAACGCGCCGGGCATGATAACATCCCCATGGGAGTCCGTATTGCCAAAGACAGCGCCATACCCCTCCACATGGCCGTTCGCTCCGGCATCGCCAGCGGCAAACTTGACCTCAAAGGGGACGGCGCAGATTTCCATGCCGTCTATCATTCGTCAGGATCTCCTAATGTGCCGCTCTGTTGCGGTTTTGGTGCCGGCAAAGCAGGGCCGTTGACCGGCTTTACCGCTGGCTGGACGGCAACCACGCCAACATCCGTGAGTGGTATCATCTGCGCCTGGACGGTGAGCATGTCGCCACCAGGGAGCGGGGGCAGACCTTCTTTCTCACGCACTTCGTTGCGGGTCTTGATGCCGTTCTGGACCTGCGTGGCCTCCAACTGAGCTCGCGCCTGGCTGTCTGCCCGCAGCAGGGCATCTACGTTGTGCTTGGCAAAATACTGGGCCTTTTCAGTAGCGCTCAGCAGACAACGGGAGATGGCCTGCTCGATGCGCACCAGCCAGGGCTGCAAGGTATAAGTCAGAAACCAGAGGTTCATTTGCTCCAGGCCGGAGCCCCACGCGGTGGATTTCTCCATGCGCCCGATCATGACCGGAGCCACACCGTACCAGCGGCAGATGGTTTCCACGTTAAAGCCACGGGTCTGGAGGAGCTGCATGTCTTCCGGATTCATGCCAATGCTCTCGACCGTCCACCCGCCCTCTAGCAGAGGCGTTTTCCCCGCATTTACGGCCCCGGAATAGTCTTTCAGGATTTCCTTGGCCCGCCCCAGCATCTCATCAGGCACCCAGTCAGGGCTCTTGATGTAGGTTTGGCTCAGCATGCCATTAGCAAACATCCGGGCCGCCGTTTCTTCCGCTGCCATGGCGCTGCCCAGTTGCTGGCGGCCAGCAGAGATCGGCGAGATCCCCATCATGCCGTCTGTGCAGTAGCCCTTGATGTGGAAAATCTGGTTTTCCGCCAGGACCAACTGCTGGCCCTGATAGCTGTAGGTGTAGGTCAGCGCTCCAGTGCCGGCATCCCGCCTTACCGTCATGCGGTCCGGACGCAGGGGATTGAGCGCGATGACCGCGCCATCGCCCCGTCTTACAACCTGAGCAAAGGCATTCCCCCACAGCATGAGGCAACTGACCATGGCCGACCAGAACTCCATGGCGGTCATATCCGCATTGGGCGCGACATACAGGATCCGGTAGAGTGGATGATCCCGCGCCAGGAGCGATGTATCATCAGGCTGCCGCTGGTAGAGCTTGAGCGGCATGGCGGCGATGGTATCGGAGATCAGCCGCGAGCAGGCCCAGACCGTATCAAGCTGCATGGCAGTATCTACCGTCACCAGCTTGCCGCTGTAGGTCGGTCCGCCAGCGAGGAAGGCACCCAGCCGCAGATCTGTCAGAGACACACCTGTGACGGTCAGGGTCATGGCATTGGCCGCTTTATACAGCCAGCCCTTTACCCTGCTCTTGAGTGTCATGCCGTTAACAATCCTCTGCGCATAAATCCGGCCATTGTCGGTTTGGCCTGGGGGTTTTTGCTCATGAGCACCACTGCGTTGAGCAGCGACATGAGCGGATCAATCTTCAGGTAACCTGCTGCCTGTTTTGTAATGATGATGGCGTTGCCACGCGCTTCCACCTTGGCGTTGCTGACTGCCCAAGTCATGATGGGTTGCCCGCAATGGAGCAGGCTACCGTCAGCAAGTTTCCGTTCGGCTGTCTTGATGGCCCCGGAAAGCGTCCAGCCCTGGGAAACACCGACAACGCGCGGACCCTCAATCCCGCGATCTGCCAACGCATCCACGATGGCACCAACACCCATGGGATCCAGGCCAACCATGGCAAGCTTGCCCGACTTGTTCACGCCGCCGAGCGTGTCCGCCAGATGCTCGATATCCATTCCGGGCTCCTGGACGATGACCAGATCACCCTGTTTCACGAAATCCTGTAGCTGGGAGGCTTCACGCTTGCGCAACTGGAGCACGCCTTCCATGACCCAGCTTTTCGACCACTGGAGCCATTCGGCTGTGACACTGTCCCGCCCCATAATGGTCAGAGAAAGCAGATCATCCAGGCCACCACCGTCAATCCCGGCGACAATCACGTCAGAACGGGCGACGATTTCCGAAACAGTAAGATCAGGATCCGCCTGAGCTTCCCAATAATCCGCGCCCGCCCAGCGATCATTCCGCAGCGCAAGGCCGATTTCCACGTTGAGGTGCTGAGACGCCCAGCGGGTGAGTTCTTCAAGCCCCTTTTCCTTGGCCTCCCGGAAATCATCTTCCAGGCGCGGCACAGTGATGGACCGCCCTGCATTTGGCAGGACCATCTGCCACAGGGCTGGATTTTCCCATGGAGCCGGTTGCCCTGGAACCGTGGAGGCTTTCTGAATGTCAGGCGGAAACTCATACAGGATGGGCAACGTATGGCCCTGCACCAAACCGTCACGGACAGCCCGCGCTTTTTTCAGATCACCCTTGAACACACCACGCGGCGGCCTTTCTGACTGCGTCGTGATGATAGCCAGGAAGGCCTCAGGCTGGCTGACCATACCACCACGTATCTGACCCATGACACGGTCAGCATCAGCGCGCTCAGCAACCACGTGCTCTTCATCCACCAGGATGCCAGAAGGCTTCACGCCAGTCATGACATCAGGAGAGAACGCCTTGATTTTGAGCGTAGCCCCCGTAGTCAGATAGGTAATGGTCTTTTTGTGATCCTGAATGTGGAAGCGCTTGCGAAGCCCTCTATCCAGGTCAATCATGCCTGTTGCCTGGTCAAAGGCGAGCTGGGCCACCTCCTTTGTTGGGGCCACGATCAGAAACTCGCCACGGGGCCGTTCATTCATCAGGACCGATGTGAGCATGGTTGCTGCGCCCAGCGTGGTCTTGGCGTTCTTCTTCGGCACAAGGATGAACAGTTCCCGGATCATCCGCTCCCGCGTCACTGGATCGAATGAGCCGTGCAGGGCCATGACGATTTCGCGGAACCATTCACCGCAGGCATCAGCAAGGAGCGGTGTGCCGACAATGTCTGGGATCCGCAGCCGGTTAAAGATGCGGACGGCCCTTTCACCCCGCGCCACGTCCAGATCAGGCAGGTCTGGCATAAGGGACTGGCCGCGCCGTATGCGGTCCTGCCAGTCAACGCAGCTCAGATCCCATGCCATCAATGCAATCCCTTCTGGTCAGCGCCGGGGTTTAGGTCATGGGTCCAGTCATCACCCGCGCCGGGAGCGTTTCCTAAATCCGCCTGATCACCGTCACGGCTTGGCCCAGGCTTTGCATGCATGAACGGCATGGCTTCCTTGGCAGCCGTCATACGCAGATCAAACGGGGCATTATCGTCCCGTAGGATAGCCAGCCAGAAATCGAGAGGCCGAAGCTGCTTACCTTCAGGAAGCTCTGGCCCTTTCCACTCTTCGGTTGTGACTTGCTTCTTTTTGCGGCCAGCGCCAGGACGAGCACCGCCACGAGCCATCTCCATGTCTCCTTTGATTTCTTTGATTGTTTTCAAAACTGACTGAAAAATCTGCGCGTGAGCCTGGCGCGGTTGGGGTGCCCATGGGGCTGTGAAGATTTAACCCACCCCCCACCCCCAGCCGAGAGGCGAGGTCAGATCAGGAAAATCCGCAGATTTCTACCGTTTTTCAGCGTTGATGCCGTTCTCGCATCCGGGCCGCGCGGACTTTGGCTGTCTTTTTGGTGTGACACGATCCACAGAGCAGCCGGATGTTGGCTGGATCCAGTGGAGCGCCACCGTCCTTGAGCTCCTGGAGGTGGTCACCAAAGAGGCGGACACCTGACCGGCCACATTCCTGACAGACGTTTCCGCGTGCGGCGGTGAGGTGCCGCATTAGATCCCGCCAAGGCTTGGTGAGATAAAACGGATCAGCCCGCTTTGGCGGTGGCTGCGCAATACGCGTGTCGATGGCGGCTAGTCCAGGAGGCAGGCATTTGAGGCGTGGTGCCATTGCTGTGCTCCGGGCAATAAAAAAGGCCGTGTAGCCTCTTGGCTGCACGACCCCACATCATGGTCCTTAAAACACTGCATTTTGGAAAGTTTGGAAAGAGAAAAATGCAGTCAGGCGTAAATTTTTTTCGTGATGGAGGATAACCCTCTGTGAAACCAGCTTTTTACCGTGACGTGATTGCTGCCCATCGTGTCACCGATCTGTCGCCAACTGTACCTATGGCGGCGCGTGAGCGGGTGAATCATCATCCAGAGCAGCACGACGCGGCGGTGTCCGGCGTCTTGAATGGACTGAACCCAGTCAAATGCCTCATCCATGCGACTGATGGCAGCGGCTGACGGCATTGGCGGCCTGATCTCGCTTTCGGCGGTAAGGGACAACAGATCATCCAGATCCATCAATGTCTCACCCCATGCGGCACACCGACTGGACGGCCTGATGCCATGGGCTGGCAGGCAGGCCAAAGTAAATCCGGCCTCAAACAGACGGTGCTCCACCATATGGGCCATTTCTGCCCCGTTCATCGGTTTGCAGGCAATCATTTCTGCTGGCGTTCCGTTGGTTCCCATCTGGTTCCCTTTCGGTTCCCTTTATTATCTATGTATATCAATAAGTTAGAAAGAAAGGGAACTAGGGAACCAAGGGAACCGCTGTTCTCTCACGGAACAAGAGGCGAGAAGCAAGTTTCTCCGTGAGGCGCGGATATTGGTTCCGTTAGTGGATTTTGGTTCCCTTTAGGAAAATACAGCAACTAAAGGGAACCCGTTACGTTCCCATTAAGTTCCCTAGTTCCCTTTCGGCGCTATTCACCGTCATCTGACAGTCCCAATTCGCAGCATCGGACCCAGAAGCAGCCCTTGTGCTTCATTTTACCGATGGCAACAGCTTTTTCTGTCCCATCCTTGTTTTTGGGCGCGGGACGGTAACTCTCCATCCTGGCAAACTCATATATGTATTTCTGGCCTGCGAATGTCGTATCCTTGAACAGATCGGCCAGCATAGCGTTACGCGGCCAGATCCACAATCCATCACCATCACTTGCCCGCAATGCAGGTTGTCCGCTTCGCCCTGGCGGCTCATCAGCTCTCACAACCCGGATGCCATAACTTGCCAGGACTGCCGCAACGTTATCACGAGAGTAGCCCACGTCCTGAAATTCTGGCTCCTCCTGCATGCGCTGCCTGTCAGGTTCCAGCATCCGGCTGATCAACACGTTAAGCGGCTGCCTGTCCGTTGAGCGGTTCATCTGCACCTTTTGCGACAGGAGGAAATCAATCATCTGCTGCGTGCCGCTTTGCGTCATGACCTGATCGGCACTGCGGATATATCCAATCACGCCCTGCACGGCATCATCAGCTTCGCTTTCTGCTGGCACATGATCATGGGTGAGAGTCCACCATCCAGCCAGTAGTGAGCCCATCTGGTCCATTTCACGCGGCTGGCATCCCGCCTTACCAATGGCGGCACGGAGGATGATACGTGCCTCACGGTAACGCTCCCACGCAGCAATGGCACGGCCCCACATGGCTGGCCCGATATCCTTGGCCCATGCAGCAAGATCATGATGCTCCGCCGTATGATCAGCACCTTTATGAGCGGCGACCATCTCAACAATGGTGAATCTGCCCAGGTGCTGGGCCTCCATGTCTGGCGGCCTGATGGATGCCATGATGATGCTCCCCGCTACAGAGATCTTGCGGGCAATACCATCCGAGCCACCACGCGCGCCCTTGGTACCTTCGCCACCCGTGGCAGACAGCACCAGATCAAGCAGGGCACGGGCCGCACGCTGGTCAACACGGTCTGACGCCTCATCAACAAGCATGGGTATTGCACGGCCGTCCACCGTCTGCTCAATCCCGGCCTTTGAGGCATCGTTGGTTGCAAACTTGAGCGGAATGGCGCTTTTCAGCACTTCCAGCAGCGATGATTTACCGCAGCCCGCGCCACCAGTCAGGAAACCGGCTGGCCGCCACGGAATAGCCGCACCGTAATAAGCGCACGCCAACATGCCCATAACAATGACATCACTGCCCGGAATACGAAAATTCCAGAGATCCCGTATGCTTTGCTGGAGCGCACGCGCCTCTGCCGCGTCACATGGAGCTGCGGGGCGCGGCTCAGGTGCCGCGGCAGCCCAGATCTGATTGCCGATGCGCGTACCTGGGCGTTCCAACCTTGCTCCAACCAACACGCGATCACCACAATGCACAATTGGCATACCTTTCGGATCCGGCCACACGCCTGGACGCCTGATCTGGATATGATCACCATACAGACCGGCGCGAAAGCACTCACGCTGGAGATACTCGGCGGCATGATTGATCTTAAAATCAACAACAACATCGCGGCTAGTTTCTTCACCGTCCTGTCCTTTTTCTTTTACCTTCGTTGTTTTCGGAAATTTGGCTTTCAGCCACGAAATATTGCCGCCGAACAGCGCCACCAGATCCGCACGGCGCGTCATTTGCGATGCCTTGAGCACACGCAACTGACCGACGCGATCCAGAAAATAAAAAGCACCGTCCAAATGGCCGATTGTCACAACCGGACAATCTTCTTCCACCTGGGGCGCTTCTGGCGGTCCACCACCGCCTTTTTTATCTTTGCCGCCATCAATGATCTGAAAATGCCTATCGGCCGAATGAACGGCGGCTCTGATATCCGATAATGCATCACCCGAGGACATCATTAAAATCCTTACCTTTGGGCGGCTTTGCCACGCGCACGTTGCGATCAGCCTGCAAGAATTGATCTATTGCTTTGCGGAGACCCTGCTGCGCAGCGGGCGCTTCATCCCGATCCGCCAGTATCAGCACATCTGTGGCTGTATCTGGCAGTTGGACTGAGCCGAGATTTGAGAGGGAGACTGCGGCGAGGATCCGCAGTTCCGGGCAGGCCAGAGCGACTGACAGGCAGGTTTCGATACCTTCCCCAATCGCCACTGTCTCGCCCGGTTTGATCTGTTTTAGCGTGGTGCCTGATGCACCTTTGCGGAGCGGGATAAACCCGCCAGACATTCTGCCACGCACCTTTTTGGCGCATTGCAGGTTGGCTTTGGTCCATTGACCACCATGCTGGCCGAGCCATGTCTGGTGCAGGGCGATGATCTTGCCCTCCAGATTGGAGATGGCGGCCAGCATGGCGGGCAATGGAGCACGGATTTCATGGCAATAATGCGCAGGCGCAAACCGTAGCGCTCCTGGAGCGTGATCCAGCTTGCGCAGGTCGATGCCACGGCCTTTCAGGTAGGCATCGACCGGCGAACCGATGATATCGGGCCGGGCGTCCAGCCACAGTTTGCGGGCCGTCGCACGGTTGTTTTTTTCATATTCTTGCTGGGCCTTTTGAGCCTTTTCGCATTTCTCTTTAATTTCCGCACGGCGGATGGCAACTGTCTCATGTGTCAGACCCAACCAGTTTGATGCCCAGCGATATGCCTCAGACAGATCTCCGCCCGTCAGACTGGCAGCAATCAGATCCAGCGCATCACCGGACTGGCCAGACGCAAAATCCTTCCACACGCCCGCTTTAGGCCCATAGAGATGCACTGCCAGAGATCTACCGGCCTCACCTGCTACCGATCCACATAGCCATTCTGCGCCATTTTTGCGGCCGCCCGGCAGCACCTCACGGGCCAACTGTTCCATGCTTTGCGCCAGCATGGCAGACAGTTCCGCAGCGGACAGTTTCTGTTTGCTCATGCCGCCACCTTTGCCAGGGAGAAACGGACAACTGGCGGCCCGTAGCCAAGGCGAGCCAAAACGGGCGCAAAGCCACGCACACCGTTGAGAATGTTGGAGAGGTGCTGCTCAGATATGCCAAATTCTGGAGCAGCCGCACGCTGAGAGCCGCAGGTTCGGATAAAACTATTCAGATTTTCTTGAATTTCCCACCCTGTCGCAAGGCGATTGGCTTGGGCAAGAACTGGATAACGCAGAACCTTTATCAAGCCAAGAGCTTTGGCAACATCATCCCCAATAACCTTGAGCGCCACAGCATCCCGTACAGCCTGCGGCTTGAGGCCATGCTGGCGTGCAAACGCAGCAGCGCCACCAGCCTTGCGCGTTGCGGCATTGATTCGGGCCGCAAAATCCAAACCCTTGAGCAGAAGATCATCCATTTTTGCGATCTCCAGACAAAGACAGAGGCCGCCAGCTAAAGCCGGAGGACGCACGGATCTGCTGCGACTGGTCTGGCCTGATGCGGCAGCTTTTGGCCAGCACATCAGCATTAAGAGGGCGACAGATAATAAGATGCCGCCCAGGCATGGCCCGCTCGCCAAAGGTGTGGACTGATAGGGCAGTTTTAAGCATGAGCCGTAGGCTCCTGATTTTTGCGTTTACGGCCAAGGCCCAGAGCGGAACGGCGCTGATAAACGGCGCGTTCTGAGACTTTCAGTTTGCGGGCCTGCCGCTTGATGCTCAGGCCCGCCCGATCCATCCGGCGGAGCGTGCCATCCAGTTCACGCCATTCTATGGCTGGCCGTACCATCAGGCGGCACCGCTGTCTGGATGCGGGAAAACGATCTGTGGCTTGTTTTCATCCACAATTTTCCGCATGGCGGCCTCAATGTGGGCTGAGGTAATGGCGACCGCCTGCATATGTTTCAGGACGGCCAAGGCTTCCTGCACATCCACCTTGCCATCAGCCATACTTTCCAGACCGGCCTGAAGCACATCACTGGTGGTTTCGGCAAATTTGCTCAGATCACGCGGGATATGGCCTTCACCAAAATGCATTGGCACCAGGCGGTAGCCTTCTGCATTGGCCATGGCCGTGAGGATAAGCGGCTGCTGGGCGCTGAGATCAAGATCAACAGCAACATCCACCGGGACAATCTGCGGACTGTTGCGGTTGCCGTAGTCGCTTAGCTGAGACTTACCAACGCGGGTAATATCCTTGGCATAATCCGGGCCACCACAGATTTTAACGGCCTTTTGCGTGGCGGTTTTCAGGGCAGCAACGTGCATCAGTGGCACTCCGCAGCATTGCAGGCAGTGGCATTGCTGCCACCGCCCGCTACGTCCATCATGTGATGTGGGAAGACATGAAAGGACGATTCCGAAAATGAGTATTGCGACGTGCAGCCAATGTGGAGCGCAGGCTTCCGTAGTGACAATTGGCCGGAAAAACACGGTACGATATGTGCCGCCATGCATTGATAAATGCATGATCTGGCACCAAAAGAACCCAGACCAAGGGAAAGCTGGTCCTGATTGCTCATTTCTACAGGCAGCAATTCAGGAAACAGTTTCCGATAACATACGCCGTCAGCGGTAAAGCTTCGGCCAGCCAAACTGCCGCACATGCTGAATGAAATCGCGTAGGCGGCAGTAATAGCGCCACCGGATGACATACTGCCCATTTTCAGGCCATTCGGCATATTCAACGATACCTCTGGCACACAATAACCACGGGTTATCCGCATCAAGCCTGAGCCAGTACCAAGGGCGCTTGCCCAGGTGGAATTTGAGCCAATTCCGCATTGACCATCCTTTGCAATGGAGTTCAGAGCAGCCCCCCGGACAACATCCGGCTGACAGGCTGGGGCAGCAGGCGTACGGGTGGGGTTATGAGATTTCATGCTGCTTCACCGTTACTGAGTGACAAAGCCGTCGGGTACAGATCTGGTCGCAACTCACAGGCGGGAATCCCTGTGATTTCGGCTATGCGGACCACCCTCCTCGGAGGAATTTCTTTCCATGAGTATATTGACGGAGGTTTGATGCCGAGGAGTGACGCTAAGGGCGTCACCCCTCCAACAGCTTCAATCACTCTCTTGAGCGCATCGTTTTCCATAGGATGGATAATAGGCAATGCCTAGCATGTTGGCAATAGGCAAATACTAGGCGACATTAGGATGTGCCTAATAGATTATGAATGCATGGAAGATTGGGCATCACGTCTTAAGCGCCTGCGCATGCACACACGTCTTTCGCAAGCTAAAGTAGCTCGCGAATTAGGTATTTCTGCACCTTCAGTAGCGCAATGGGAAATTGGCAGATCGAAGCCAATGCTTGACCGCTTACCTCAACTCGCAGCTCTCTACGGAGTGAGCTTAGAAGACCTATGCGGCTCAGATCTTGGATCACCGAAAGAAGCACTTAAAGCGGCTGGATGCACTCTTTCAGAACGAGGAACCAAAGTGCCGGTTTCTGGTTTTGTCGCTGGAGCTGATAGGGTGGTGCTCTTTGAGGACGGTGACATCGAGCAAGACGGAGAGGCCTATCTGCCCTTCCAATGCTATGACGGTATTGTCCTGCGGGTCCAAGGTGAATCCATGGTTCCAAGATATAAACCAGGAGAAGTCATTGGCATTCATTTGCCTGGGCGAGAGACGTTTTCTCTTCGCATGATTGGGAAGGATGTTGTAGCTCGCCTTTCAGATGGGCAAATGGTGCTTAAGACGGTAGCGTCTGGTCCAAAGCCTGCAACATTTGTTCTCACTTCGGTCAATCCAATGGTGCCACCAATTTTTGAGCCAGAAATTGAATGGGTGGCACCTGTCGAGTTCCATTTGGTTGGTTAGATTACTGAAGCATAATACTAGAGATGAAAATCTCTTCTTTCTGAATTAGCCGATGAAAATGCATGATTAACAACTATATTATTTTCAAAATATATAGTGATTGTTTTCTTATTTGTTTTCTGAACTTGCTGGAATGGTGTTGATACAAATACAGGAGTCCGCGTTTTAGAGAACGTGTATGTCCAAACTTCTTGATTTTTAGTTTTAAAATCTACGTTGTCAGGATCACCATAATACTGCTTTATTTGGCTTTTTGTTGTTTGGCCATCTATAATTTTTTGTGAAACGGACGCATCAGTCTCCTTTTCAACTCGCTCATTACCTGAACTTGAGCAGCCTGGAAGAATGACCAGCAGACCGATTAGACCAATCCCTAGAAAACGTCTCATTCCGTAATGTCTCTCTAAATTACATTTTACTTATATTACCCACTTGCCCACAAACAAGAAACTAGGCATTGCCTATTGACATCATCAGTAGGCAATGCCTAGTGTTTCTCCGTCGCCCACCGCGATGGAGGAATGAATGCCCACGCACCAGGACCACACAGCCCCCACACCACCGCGCTTGTTTCGTGCCGCCGGCGTGCAGGTGCGCCGCTATCTGATTGTGGACCTGAACGGTCAGGCAAGGTCACTCACAGACCACCAGCTTTCAAGCCGCCGAATGCTGCTCAGCCTGCATGGCGGCAACAAGGATTGGCTGATCCGCCACTATCCACGCATGGTTGATGGCAAGCCTACGGATGACTGGGATGATCTGGCTGTTGCAGATGCCATAAAAAGGCAGGCGCTTTTCAAAACCTATCACCTTAGCCAGGCAGCCCACGTGCGCCTGCGCCAGAAAGGATTGCGCGCATGACACGCCATGCTCTGATAACCCCCTGCGGTGATGATCTGGATGATGCAGGCCTGACCTATGGCGGCATTGCCCAGCAGCTTATGGCGCATGCGGAAGAGGCTGACCGGCAGGCTTTACGGTGCCGGAAAGCCAAGATGCCCTACGGTGAAGGCGTCTGGTTTGCCGTGGCCAAGAATTACCGCACGCAGGCAGCGCTTATTTCTGGCCGCCTGATGGATGGTTCACTTACCGATACTGTCAAACATCAGTAATCGAACAGTAAATACAAGGTTTTACTTAAATGCAGAACACAACTCAGTTTGAACAGCACCGGGCTGTGCTGGAGCAGCATGTCCATCGTACGGTGACAGACCCCGACATGCGCCAGGTGATGCTGTCACACATCGGTGCCATGGGCGCAGCCATGCATGCTGAAAGCATGAATACCGATGCCGCCCTGCGTCTGTACGATGTGCGCCGCCGCAGCCCCTTGCGTCGCTTTGTTCTGGGTGTTGTGGAGAGCGTGGCGTGATGACTATGAGCAAAGAACAGAAAGAAGCCCTTGAAGCTCTTGAGGACGCCTATCAGGACACTATTAAGCTTATCAAAAGCGCAAAACTTGATGATCAGGTCGCTCTCCTTTCCACCGCAGCATTGGTAAGGCCTTCAGGATTTTCCAGTGCCGGCATGCATACACTCGGAACGTTCGGTGCGCTGATTACCGCCGCTGGTCAGTCTCTCGTCCAGGTGGTGATGATGGCTCCGGATGATGAGCGGGATAAGGTTTTGTTCAGAGTTATGGTGATTATTGCGGAAACCGTAAGGAGAAAGCGCAAGGGAGATGAAACGCCGGTCACCTCTGCTTATATCGACAGGGTAAAGAGCCTGATACTCTTCCCCGAACCAAACCCATGCCCAGATACCAAATTACACTGACCGGCGCGGGCCGTGGCCGGTTTGAGGCAATCATGACCGACCACACCACCGGCTGGCAGATAGTGTTTGGTGACTGCCGCAGAGAGATGCGTGACGGCCAGAAGATCTGCGCAGGCCCGCAAACAGAAGGCCGAGGCCTGTGGATGCTGGAAATGCGGAAGAAGGCAGACGGATACTATCAGATTGACCTGACGGATGCCCAACATTGGCTGATCCGTTTTGAAGATTGTGAACTGGACGCCGAAGACGGCCGCCAGTGCATCACCGGTTGGTGCAACCAGGCAGAGCCGCTTGCGGCGGAGAAGGAGGCAGCGTGAAGATTATGAGCGGAGACCTGTTTGTGTCTCAAAATCCACGCTCTACTTATGCAAGTGTGCAGATCCTGCGGGCAGATAATGCGCCCAATTCAAACCAGATCAATATTCGGTTTGAAACCAAATGGACCGATAGAAAAGGGATTGTAAAATCATTCCTTGAATACAGGCAGAATATAAAAGTCTGGATATTCAAGAATGACGCAACACGTCACCCTATGACAGAGGCTTTCGTACCAAGAACGCATGTTATTGGCTATGTGCCAGACACGTTACCTTGGAATAATCTTGAACCATCTATGACTGGACTTTACCGGCAGGCGTCTCCGTTGGGACGGAAAGCTGTAGTCCTGGAAGCAGATCATGCAGCGGACATGGCTGCCCGCGAAGTCCTTATTGCGGATCTCTATTCTCGCATAGGCCGCTTACGCAAAGGGCTGGAGAAGATTGCTGAGCCATCCGGCGTAAGGTGCGTCAGCAAGCTAATGCGTACCGCCAAAGTAATACTGGAGAACGACGAATGAGCGTCCAAGAACAAGATATGTCAGTGGTGACTGTCCAGCCAGCAGGCCTTTACTTGTTGGATATTAAGGAGGTGATAAAACGCACCAGCCTGAGCCGCACCACAATATGGCGGCGGCTCAAGAGCAAGAGCTTTCCAGAGCCCGTGAGGCTTTCCGAACAGTGTGTACGCTGGCGAGCAGACGAGGTTGATTCGTGGATCCGGAATTTACCGGCGCGGCAGGAATAACAACTCCGCAGCCGGTGGGAAATCTTCCAGGAGAAGATCGGCCCATTCCTGCGCTAATGCTTTTCTGCGTGCCATATGCTTGGCACGGTTATAGACACCCTCAACCCTGTTTGATGGTGTATGCGCCAGCATCAGATCAATCACGGCCCGATCTGTCGGATTGCGTTCATTCATGATGCTGGAAAATGAACTGCGGAAGCCATGCGGAACATGGCGGCCGCTGTATCCAGCCCTGTTGAGCAGATAGCCTAAAGCGTTTTCGCTCATCGGCCGCATGATCCATCTTGCACCAGGGAAAACATAAGGGCTGCCCAATGATATAGGGCGCACGGCCTCAATGACCTCCAAAGCCTGCCGTGAGAGCGGAATCAAATGCTCTTTGTGCGTTTTGGCGCGCTCGGCCGGTATCAGCCATCCATCCCCATTGATCTCTGCCCAGGTAGCTAACCGCACCTCACCTGGGCGAGCTGCTGTGAGCGCCAGGAACCGCAGAGCCAACTTTGTGACGCCATGCGCCGGCGTTATTTCCACGGCGCTTAGCATCTCACGCAGATCCGTCAGATCTATGATGGCAGGCTGCGGCTTAGTAGGGACGGGGGCAAATGCCGCCTTGATTACGCCTGCAGGATCCATATCGGCTTTGCCGCAGGCAATGGCATGGATGAACACAGCCGAGATGCGTTGACGTACCCGGCGCGCAATCTCCTTGGCGCGTACCTTCTCGATATCCAGCACGGCTGCCCGGACCATCTGGGGGCTGATATCCCGCATGGGTAAAGCGCCTAGACGTGGGAACACTAAGCGCTCCATGCTGTCCAGGACTGATGCCGCATGGCGCGGCCGCCATGTGGGAGCCATGACGGAAAACCATTCGCGGGCTGCTACCTCAAAGGTGCTGCGCTGTTCGGCCGCAGCTTCTGCCCGCCTGCGTAGCTTGGTAATGGCGGGATTAAGCCCCGCTCGTAGATCTGCCCGCGCTCTATCCCGCGCTGATCGTGCCTCTGCTAATGAGACTTCAGGGTATGCACCAATGGAGAGAGTTTGCTCTTTGCCCTCATAACGATAGCGATAGTGCCACAACTTGGAACCACTCGTCCTGACCAGCAGCAGCAGTCCGCGCCCATCATAGAGCTTATATTGTTTGTCCTTTGGCTTTGCTTTACGAATAGCCGTATCAGTCAGCAC